CGCCCTGAAGCACACCATGGAGGGATTCGAGACGTTCATGCGCGAGGCGGAATCGAAAGGGCTGACCTTCGCCGTGTTCCGTGGGCGTACCAACCTGTCCGGCGAGCAACTGGACATGCGCGGACGCGAGGATATCCGCATCGTGCCGTTGGTGATCGGGAGCAAGCAGTCCGGATTGTTTCAGACGGTATTAGGAGCTGCACTCATTGCCGTAGGTGTCTTCGCAACGAGTCTTACGCTCGGGACAAGCACGTTTCTGATCTCTGCCGGCGCCAGCATGATGCTCGGTGGCGTCATGCAGATGCTCAGCCCCCAACCCAAGGGCCTGAAGGGCCGAGAGGCCCCCGAGAACGCCCCCAGCTATGCCTTCGGCGGCCCGGTCAACACCATCGCCCAGGGCCATCCGGTCGGCGTGCTCTACGGCAAGCGCCGCATCGGCGGCGCGGTGATCAGCGCCGGCATCTATGCCGAGGACCGGCTGTAGCCGGCAACGCCGTAACAGGCCCGCCATGCGCGGGCGTTTTTTTGCCTGAAGGAACGTCATGAACAAGACCATCACGGGCCACAAGGGTGGCAGCAAGAAGCCGCGCCAGCCGGTGGAGATGCCGGACTCGGTGCGCTCGATCGCGCGGGCGAAGATTCTCCTGGCACTGGGCGAAGGCGAGTTCGACGGTGGCGTCGACGGCCGTTCGATCTACCTGGACGATACGCCGCTGCTGGCGGCGGACGGCTCGGTGAACTTCCCCGGAGTGACCTGGGAGTTCCGTCCGGGCTCGGTGGACCAGGAACACATTGCCGGTGTGCCCGCCGTGGAAAACGAACTGGCGGTCGGCGTCGAACTCAAGAGTGACGCGCCCTGGGTCCGCGCGGTGAACAACACCCAGCTCTCGGCGGTGCGCCTGCGCCTGTCCTGGCCGGCCATCCAGCGCCAGCAGGAAAACGGTGACGTGGTCGGCTACCGCATCGACTACGCGATCGACATCGCCGTCGACGGCGGTGCCTGGCAGGAAGCGCTGAAGGCTTCGCTGGACGACAAGTCCACCAGCCGCTACGAGCGCTCCCACCGTGTCGACCTGCCGGAGGCGCGGAGCGGCTGGCAGGTGCGCGTGCGCCGCCTGACGCCGAACCAGAACAACAACCGCGTCGCCGACACCATGCGGGTGGAGGCGATCACCGAGGTGATCGACGCCAAGCTGCGCTACCCGAACACCGCGCTGCTGTTCGTCGAGTTCGATGCCAGCCAGTTCCAGAGCATTCCGCAGATATCGGTGGAAGCGCGCGGCCGGCGGGTGCGGGTGCCGAGCAACTACGATCCGCAGACCCGTAGCTACAGCGGCACCTGGGACGGCTCGTTCAAGTCGGCCTGGACCAGCAACCCGGCCTGGCACTGGTACGACATCGTGTTGCACAAGCGCTTCGGCCTCGGTCGGCGGATCGACGCGAGCATGGTCGACAAGTGGTCGCTGTACCGCATCGCCCAGTACTGCGACCAGTCGGTGCCCGACGGCAAGGGCGGCCAGGAGCCGCGCTTCAGCTGCAACCTGTACCTGCAGAGTCGCGCCGAAGCCTGGACCGTGCTGCGCGACCTGGCAGCGATCTTCCGCGGCATGTCCTACTGGTCCGGCGCGGAAATGGTGGCGGTATCCGACATGCCGGAGGACGAGGCCTACACCTTCTCGCCGTCGAACACCGTGCGTGGCGACGACGGCAGCCACTTCAACTACAGCAGCAGCCGCCAGCGCGATCGCCACACCCTGGCCCTGGTCAACTACGACAATCCGGGCAACGGTTACCAGAGCCAACCGGTAGCGGTGAACAATGACCGCGCGCAGCGCCGCTACGGCATCAGCCAGTTGGAGATCACCGCGATCGGTTGCACCTCCGAGGGCGAGGCGCAGCGGCGTGGCCAGTGGGCGCTGCTGACCGAGGAGCTGGAGCAGGACGCGGTGACCTTCCGCACCGGCATGGATGGCCGTGGGCTGGCGCCGGGGAAGATCATCGCCGTAGCCGACCCGGTCAAGTCCGGCAAGCAGATCGGCGGACGCCTGAGCGCGGTGGATGGCCGCGCGCTGACCCTCGACCGCGACGTCGAGGCCCGACCCGGCGATCGCCTGCTGGTCAACCTGCCGAACGGCAAGGCCGAGGCGCGCAGCGTCCAGTCGGTGGTAGGCCGCGTGCTGACCGTGACCGCCGCCTATTCGGAGACGCCTCGGCCCCAGGGGCAGTGGGCGCTGCAGAGCAACAGCCTGACCACCCAGCGCTTCCGCATCATGAGCATCACCCGGCCGGAGGACAATCTTTTCGAGATCACCGCGCTGCAACACAACGCGAGCAAGTTCGACGCCATCGACAACGGTGCGCGCATCGAGCTGCCGCCGGTCACCAGCATTCCGCCGGGCGTGCAGGCGCCGCCGCAGAACGTGCGGATCAAGGCTTTCACCAAGGTCGACCAGGGGTTGGCGGTGACCAGCCTGTCGGCCTCCTGGGATGCCGCGCCGAACGCGGTGGCCTACGAGGCCGAATGGCGCAAGGACTCGGGCAACTGGGTGCGGGTGCCGCGAACCTCGGCGCTCGGTTTCGACGTGCCGGGCATCTATGCCGGTCGCTATCTGGTGCGGGTACGCGCCTTGAACGTGATGGAGGTCGGCTCGGTCTACGCCAGCAGTGTGGAGACCGCTCTTGAGGGCAAGACCACGCCGCCGCCGGCGCTGGCCTACCTGCGCTGCGTGGCCGGCCCCTGGCGCATCGGCCTGGAGTGGGGGTTCCCGGCCAGCGGCGCAGCGGACACCGCCTACACCGAGATCCAGCAGTCCGCCACGCCCGGCGGCAGCGAGGAGACCGCACGGGCGCTGGGCCTGTTCGCCTACCCAGGCAATACCCACCTGGTATCGCCGATACCGGCCGGCGAACGGCTGGCGTTCCGCGGTCGCTTGATCGACCGTAGCGGCAACGTCGGCGCCTGGTCGAACTGGGTCACCGGCACCAGCTCCAGCGACGCCAGCGAATACAACCAGTTGATCACCCAGGAGTACGTCGAGTCGGCGCTGGGCCAGCAATTCTTCTCCGATATCGAGCGGATGCAGGTGGATATCGGGGGCTTGCAGAAGCAGGTCGGCGACCTCGCCGACGTTTTGCTGTACGACCCGACCAAGGTCTACGCGAAGAACGAAATGGTGCGACAGGGGCAGCGGTTGTACCAGGCACTGAAGGCTGTGCCGGCGAAGACGGCGCCGCCGAACGCGGCCTACTGGTCCGATATCGGCCAGTCGCTGGAAACTGCCAACGGGCTGGCGCAGCAGGTGGCGAGCCATACCGCTGAAATCAGCGAACTCGACGGCAGGATCGAAGCAGCGGCATCGAATCTGGATGTGCTGCAAGCTGCCGCCCGCGGGGAACCGGCGACCGGAGAGAAGGCGGATGCGCTGAAGGGCTGGGACACCATTGCTCGAGCTGCCACCGAAGTCACCGTGCGGGCGAACGAGGACGAAGCGCAGGCGAAGCGGACGAGCTTGCTTGAGGCGTGGACCGGGACGGCGGAGGGCAGGATCGCAACCGTCGAGTCGGTCGTTGCGTCGAACAATGCTGTAACCGTCCAGCGGCTGGATCAGCTCACCGGCCAGGTTGCGAGCAACGCCTCGGCGATCAGCACCGAACAGACCGTCCGTGCCAACGCGGACAGCGCCCTGGGGCAGCGGGTGGATACCGTCAGCGCGCGCACCGATACCAACGAGGCGAACATCCAGACCACCTCTCAAGCGGTTACCTCGCTGGATGGCAACGTCAAGGCGCTCTACAGCGTGAAGCTCCAGGCGCATGCCAACGGGCAGAAGTACGCCGCTGGCTGGCAACTGGGCTTCGACAGCGGTACGAGCGTGACGACCATGGCGTTCCAGGCTGATCGGTTCCTCTGGTTCAACAGTTCCAGCGGGCAGACAGTGGCGCCGGTTTCGATCGTTGGCGGCCAGATGTTTATCAACAACGCGATGATTCAGGAGGGCACCGTGTCGTTCCTGAAGATCGCCGATGACGTGCAGTCGACGAACTATATTTCCGGATCGTCTGGCTGGAAGTTAGGCAAGAGTGGAAAATTCGAATTGAATGGTGCAGGGACTGGCTACTCCCTCAAACTCACTCCGACTGGCATGTACTTGACGGATACAACAACTGGGGTTGTTGTCGTCGAACTGGGATTGCTGTCGTGACGGTCGGTCTGAGAGTTCGTGACGTAAGTACAGGACAGGTTACGGTCGAAGTGACTGATCGTCTCACCAGGGTTATCGGTACATTCAATACGGGGACAGCTTCTGGATCGCTGACTGTCTCCGATTTTTCGTCGGGTTCTGGGTGGGCTTGCATCCTTGAAGCTCCGCGTCCAAGTTTAAATATAGCAAACAATTATCGGTATCCACGGGTGAGAATCTCTGGAGATGTAATTTCATGGGACTTTCCCGGGCCTTATGCATCTTGGTTGGCAGTTGCTTGTGATGTTATTTATGGGGTCTATTGATGATTGGGTTTAAGGCGAGAAATACTGAAAAAATATTGGTTATCGATAGTTCATATCAGAATCTTCAGATGGTCGCCAAGGGGACGCTGACAACCTCAAAGCTGGACTCAGGCATCGGCTACTACGCGGATGTAGTTGTGCCCTCGGGTCGAGCCAGTGCAGTGCTTGCTATAAGGTGGAATGGGACCGCTGGAGAGTATCCGCAGCCTTCCGGGGTTTATTGGAAGAAGCTGGATGCGACAACCTTTAGAGTTTATGCTGGCTCGCCAAGTGTGCAGGCTACGTTTGACTATTTCCTTTTCTGTACGCCTATTCAAACCACTGAAGGTGGTGTGATCGGTTTGCGAATCAGAAATTCAAGTGGTGGCGGTGTTGTGTATGACTCAAGATATAAATATCTGCGAGTTTTGGATTATATAAATGAAACTCTGGCCGTTGATGGTGTCTTCTCAAAAGCTTACCCAGGAAAAAAGGTTGCTCTGATTCAAACGTTGCGCGCAAATTACACCAGGATTGATTCTGGTGGCACAGTCGATCATCCGATTTTTGTCATTACGCTGAAGAGCAGTTGCATGGCTACACCGACAGATGATGCGGTGAGGATCTATTATCGTTCGACTGATCTTTACACGGGCTTTGGCTCAATAACGCCAGCGATTGCAGGGGTTAACTATGCCGGATATCTGGTGGTAGATGTGACTGGTTATTAATTTCGAGGTTTTTTATGACTTGGTATTCCAGTGGCACCGTAGCGGTGACCGCAAATAGCCCGACCGTTACCGGTACTGGCACACAGTTCTCGTCCAATGCCCGGGTCGGCGATGCATTTCGTGGCCCCGATGGTTGTTGGTACGAGGTCACAAACGTCGCCAGTTCGACGGTCATCTCGATCAAACCCAACTACCAGGGCAGCACGGCCAGCGGCCAGCCCTATGCAGTGGCGCCGATTCTGGGCTACGACAAGGACCTATCAGATCGTTTCAACCAGATTGCGATGGACTGGGGGGCGACCCTTGCGGGCATAAAGCCGTGGGCGATAGCGTCTACCGGTTCGCAGGCGCAGGCTGACATGGGGATCACCGAAGTTGGCCGTGCTATCAATGGAGCCTCTACCGTAGGCAATGCATTGGGGTTTTTGGGAGGTGTTTCCAAGACCCAAGCCCCCATGGCCCTGGATATGGACACGGTGAACGAAAGCGGATGGTTCTCGATAACCCCCAATACTTACAACGTGCCTCTCGGAAACAACAATATCAGCGGTGTGAACGGCCATGTCGCTCTGTCGATGGTATTCGACGCCAGTACCCGCTATCAGCTGTTCTTCGTGAGAAATACCAACCTCCCAGAGGTTTGGTACAGGAGCTGTACCAATGGAACCTGGAAGGAATGGGTCAGGTTTTATACGACAGACAATATCGTGGGGACCGTAACGAGGCGACTTGTTACGGGTAAGCCCACCGGGGCTGTGATGGAGAGCGGGACAACTTCCAACGGCTGGTACGTTCGCTTTGCGGATGGTACCCAGATGGCAGCGGCAAGATCCGAACCGGGCCTTTCGTTTGGAGCTAACGTGATACAGCTACCAGCTGCCT